CAGGAAGTTGTATTCCGAAAGGCGCGGAACGCTGACCAATCTCTAGTCGTAGCGGGACGCTTACCGACAGACCGAGTGTATATGAGAAACTAGAAAGTTTTCAACAGTTCAAGATGTTTCGCCAACAGATTCACTGACGAAGGAACTTTGGCTGGTTCGGCTCGAAGTTTGCTGACCGCACCCGACAACAGATCGGCTGACTCATCCGACAAAGTGCCACCAGCCTCAAGGATCGTGATTGCTTCAGCGAGCTTGTCTGCGTCAACACCTGTGCGCTCGGCAAGAATGTCAAGAGAACGGACAGTGGCCGAAGTTGCCTTGTAAGCAGGGAACCCTGTCACAACCGAAACCTCATGCAAACGAACCTGACGCAGTTCGCGAGTCATGCCGTCATCTGACCATTTGTCTCCACCGGACGGAACCGAGAACCCGAACGACATCGAGTCAACATCGCCGCGCTTCATCAACACGCTGAGGTCACGACCGACGGTTGTGTCTGGCAGATCGGCGTTCACCAACAAACCTCGTGAATCTTCTTCAAGACGCAAAGTCTTCGAACGTGTCGAAGCAAGAAGCATCGACGAATCATGATTCATGTACATCTTGATTGTGTTGCGACCCTTCAAAGATTTCTTGAACGCACCTGGCATGATTCGCTCGATGAACGGCAACGGTTCGGAATCAGAATTGAAGACTGCTGCGTATCCTGTGAATGACATTCCGTCACCTGTTGGACCTTCGCGTAGTTCGAAGTCGTTGATGTGAATGCGGCGTGTCTCTAATGATTCGCTCATGCCGTCAATCATAACAACATTCACGGGCAAGGTTCTAGAGGAGCGAGGATGATCTTTGGGAAGTAGATCGTTGTCGGTGATGTACTTCGGATTCTCTGGACGACCGTTGCGCAACAAATACAAGAACGAGTTCACCCGCGCATACGCCCACTGATTCCTAGTCATACCTGGACGGTGAGATGTCGAATACGCTCCGGCACCGCGACGGAACACGGTTCGCAACATGCCGACAGTTGCCCGCTTCCAAGACGGATCCGCGCCATCAAGTTTCTCGTTGTGTTCATCGGCCTTGTTCTTCAAACCTTCTTCGATCGCTTCGGTCAGTTCGATTGTGTCCGACCCAGCAGGAGCCTTCGCTGAACCTTTCGGATTCTTATCCGAGCCGACGATCTGATCTGATGGCGGTGCTGGTGCGCGTTCAGATTTGATTGCCTCAGACTTTGACTCAAACCAGTTTCTTGCCGGCTGAGGGTTCAACGGGTTGATGCCCCACAGGTAGTGTGCGACCGCACCCGCACCAGGGAACTCATCATCGGTCGAGTCCGAGTTTTTCGGTGCGTCCAGATCTACTGCGTGTCTTTGCGCCCATGCGTTCGCTCGCACAACTTTGTCTTCGGTGATGTCGCCTCGCGCCATGTCTCGTGCCTCACGAACGGTTCTATCGACCAGCCCTTCACCCGCGAGACCTTGACCGTAGTAGTCCAATCCTTTTCTTGCTGCGGTACGAATGTAGACAGGTATCTCAAGAGATACCTGCCGCACCAATTCTTCTTCTTCTTCTTCTTCTTCTTCTTCTTCTTCTTCTTCCATCTCTTCTTCATGTGGTTGCCATGCGTTGCAATAGAATCCGCCGTCAACATAAGCATCCCATCTTTCACACCAAGCCTTGAGGTTGTCTCCTTCACCTTGCACATTGTCTTCGTCGTAGAAGTGGCAGTTCCCGCAAGCACGACCTTCAGGAACATCTGGTGCTAACGCTGGCCGATAGTTATCTGGCAACGCACGTTCACCACCAGGTTCCATATCCTCGGCAATAGACACCGCGACCATCTGATCGATTGCATCTTGTTTCGTTGTATGGCATCCGATAACTTCACCATCTTCTTTGATGGTTGCCCACCCAGAACAATCTGGTGACTTGTCAGTAATAAAGTAAGGCATTATGGCGTGATGAGTGTGAACGCTACTGTGTGACCTGATTTGGATGATACTGCGTACATGCTTTGGCCTGGATATATATCGAAGTCTTTGGATGCGCTTTTCGGTAACGCATGACCAGTGTTCACGACAACTGTCGCGCCACCAACAAAGATTGTGTCGGTGTTGTCAAGATTGCTGATGTGCAAAGTGCCTGGATTTACTCCAGCGTGACTGACAAGTGTGGCAGCCGTTCCGACTGCAATAGATCCATTTGTGATTGGCATAATTGTTACCTCAGACCAACAACAATACCTCAGCATCATCGTCCAAGATGCTGAATGTGATAGTGCTTGTCGCTTGTGCCTGCATCCCTGTCAACGATGTTGACGCAACCGCATATCGTCGTTTCGGTTCAATCACTGGTATCTCGACGACTGGCTCGATGACGGGTTCAATCTTTTTGCGTGGTGTCGTTGAATAGACTCTGCGACCGCCAGATGGTTTTGGTGTGGGTTCAGGTTCTGGTGGTGTCGGTATTGAATCAACTGTGGCGACTAGACCGCCGAGGGTTGCTGTTGCGATAGCGTTCTGTTCGACTGCGGTGATCGCCGAAGCGGCAAGACCGCCGAGGTTCGCTGATGCGGTTGCGGGTAGTGCGACTGTGGCAGTAACCGAAGAAACAAGACCGCCGAGAGTTGCTGACGCTGTTGCCGGTAGGACAACTGTTGCGGTTGCTGTGGCGACGAGTCCGCCGAGTTCTGCTTCGCCTGTTGCATCCGTTGTGACGATGACTTGCGCAACTTCAGCAACAAGTTCACCGAGTTCGGCTGATGCGGTCGCGAAGTGTGTGACGGTCGCTGTCGCTGTCGCCGACATTGCACCGAGCGTCGCTGCGCCTGTGGCTGTGGTTAGGAACTCTGCACCGTCAAGGACTCGTGTGCTGTTGAGTGTGCTGGTGTCGAGGATGAATGCAAGACCACCATCGAGTCCTGTGGTGCTGTCGTTCAGTGTGCTTGTGTCAAGCACGAACCTTTTGACCGCCATGGCGGTACTAACTTGCGACGGTCAAAGATGCAGACAGATTGCCAGATGAAATTGTGTAAGTGTCACCAGCCGTGTATGCGTTGCCTGTGATCGTGCCTGAGAACAAGAAGTTGCCCGCACTGATGTTGTCCCAAGCGGTGAAGTGTGTTGCGTCTTGCGAACCTGCGATGTTCGTCCACGAGATATCTGCATCCGATGCGATAGCACCAGCGGACGCAGCACCGAACGAAACAATTTTGCGTGTCGTTTCGGTCGCAGCGTTCGATGTACCTGCTGCACCTGGATCACCGACATGAAGTTTCACATACACGTTCGTCACCGAATATGCGGTCGCATTGCCGAGCGCGTCAAGAAACGAGTTGCAAAGATAAGCAGATAAACCTGTAGCCATTACTCTTCAACCCTTTCGGTGATAGTCAAGATTCTACCTTCGGCATCGCGTTCAACTGTGCGAACAGTCGGCCTGTTCTCTGGCACGTTCACACGCACCACAGTCTCAGGCACGTTGATGATCGGTGCAGCGACACTCACTTGTGCTGGTGGAACATTGACAACCACCTCAGGCATCGTCACATTCACGTCACGCTGATTCACATCGTAGGTCGGTGCTGGTTCTGTTACCTGTTGCAACAAGACTGGTGCGACACCTGTGTGTGTGATCGGATCAATGTCGAGTGCTTTCAATACTGCGGCAGGTTCGAAACCTGCGTTGATGAGACGTTGAGCCATCATTGTTTTGCGGTCAAGTTCGGTGAGTCCAGCCGCACCAAGATCGACGTTCGCAAGTGGCACACGGTAAGTGTCGCCGCCGTCAGCCGGACGTAGGTCTTCGAATCGGCGAACATCGTTGATTGACATCCAGCCTGCTTGCAACGCCGATGAATATCCTGCGACTCGTGAACCGAAGTCGCCGCGCATCAAACCATCAAGGTTGAACTTCAGGAACGCACCACGGCCATCAATCAGTCTTGAATATCCGTCCTCAATCTTGGTGACGTATGGTCGGAGTGTGTGCATCACAAAGTGAATGCCGTTCATTTCAACCGATGCGTATGCTTGCGCACCTGACTGAATCACACCAGCCATCGATGGTGGTACACGGAACGCACGAAGAATCTCTTCGACTGCGAACTGTCGTGATTGTAGGAACTGTGAATCATCTGGTGCGACCGAAGTTGTCGTGTATTTCGCACCACCGAACAGAATGCCTGGGCGGTGTGCGCGACGCAAACCTTTGTGACCTTCTTCGAATCCGTCAACAAGCGATTTGGCTTGTTCGCGGGTCAGGTTGCCTGGGAACTCGATGATGCCTGAAGTGTGCGAACCTTGACCGAAGAACCTCGCAGCAAACTCTTCAAGAGCTTTCGACAATCCGAGGTTCTCTTTGATTAGTTCGATGCGTGAACGGCCACGAAGATCGCCAGGTAGACGCAACTCGGACAGATGAATCATGTCCTCATGCTGGATGATGTCACGGTTGTCAAAGACGTACACGATTCGGCGTGACTCGTCGCGTTTCACTTCAACTTTCAACGGATTCAAAACTGACAAACCTGCGACACCTTGATTGTCGCGGATGATACGAGTGAACGAGTTACCGTTCAACAACATCGAAACAAGTACCTGTTGGAAGTGGTCGGTGCGTGACACACCGACTTCGGGCATGTCGAGCCATTCTGGTCGTGGTCGGAATGGTCGGCGATCACCGTCGACACGGATGAACACATCGACTGGCAGGGTTGAGATAGAGTCTGCGATTAGTCGGACACACGCATACACGGTTCCGATCTTGAGAGAATCTTCTTGCGTGACTATCGTGCCGGCGTTGGTTGTGAATTGGAATGCGTCACCTGCGGCGAACAACGACTGATATGAGACTGCTCTCTCTTCTTCTCTTGGGTTGAACAGTCTTGACAACATTAGTTTCTAGCCGCTTTCTTTGACCGCTCCCAAGCCAAGGTGAAGGCAAGCAGAGATGCGCCTGTAAAGATTAGCCCAAGCGGAACCGCAATGTAAAATACGCCGACCGCAATCATCAAGATCGCGACCAGTTCCAATAACAATACAATCATCTTTCTCCTCACACTACAAAGAACCCTGGTTGCTGAACACTCTCGACTCGTCTCGTTGCACGATCCACAGCCATCGCCAATGCTATCGCAGCGTCAATCTTGCGTTTTGATTTACCTTTAGACAAACGCCAACCCATGTCGGTTGAGCGTTGCGCCGCCGACAACACCTGATCGGTGAACACAGGATCACCGTTGTGTGAGAGACGACCGTTCACGATGAACTCGTACAAAGTTCCGCAAGCAGGTACCATACGCGCAGTCGACTGGCTGAACTCAACCATCGTGAACCCTTCATCGGACATTGCTTCGGCTGAGCGTTGAAAGAACGCTGGATCATAAGCGAACTCTTGTACCGTGTATTCGCGACCAAGATCACGGATGTGTTGCTCGACTGCCGACACATCCATCGCACCGCCATCTGGATGCCAAATCTTTGCACGAACAACAACACGACCAGACTCCTGCGGTTGCGCAACGACAACCGCGATCGAGTCGTGCTTCAACGCCATATCAATGCCGACGAACACAGGAATGTTCGGATCAAGTTCATCCTCACTACGACACTGCTCCCACGCACCCTTCGGCAACCACGATTCACCATCGGTACGAACCCACTGATTCAACCGATAACGACGGAACGCAACCTCGGCTGTTTGCATCATCGACACTTCCATGTCATCCATGTCAAGCAAACCTTCAGCCAAGTTTGGATTCGCTTGCGCCCAAGCATCACGGTCATGAATCTCGCAGTCCGCTTTTGCTTCCCACCACCAGAACCCAAACCGTTCATCCTGTTTTGTGCCTGAGATAATTTCTTTGCCGTAGTTGTAAAGACGGCCACACACCGTATCCAAGTCATAGCCCGCAGTTGAGATGGCAACAATCATCGGATCTTTGCGCGCACCCGAACCTAACGTGAGCGCATTAAACAGTTCCTCATTGGGTTGCACGTGAAGCTCATCGAATATGCAGCAACTTGGATTCAAACCTTGCTGAAGTTTTGCGTCGCTCGACAGCACACGATAGATCGCACCAGTCGAAGGAACCTCAACCACATCGCGATACACCTTGCACACACCCGACAACGCAGGCGACTGAGTGATCTGCCACTTCGCTTCGTTGAACACGACACGCGCTTGCTGTCTGTCACCCGCCGCCGAATAAACCTCGGCACCAGGCTCACCCTCGATCAAGCCATACAACGCAATCAAAGAACCGAGCAACGACTTGCCGTTCTTCCGACCCAACCCGATCAGGCTGCGACGATATCGAAGCAACCCATCATCACGACGCTCATACAGTGCGTCAAGAAGTGCGACCTGCCAGTTGGTAAGAATCAGAGGCTGACCGGCACGAACACCCTTGCTCACATGCAAGAACGTGCGGGCAAAGTCAACGACCTTGTGACCGTCAGACTTGCTGTATAACTTCGGCGTCGACCAAGTTGGAGTTCCTTTGTCGATATGCGTCAAGCTCATTTGCCACCCTTATCTCCGCCAAACCCAACCTGGCACGATCGCTCGGAGTGAACCCAAGCAAACTCATCCAAGCCGTACATTGCGCGTCCATCTGTTCTATCTGCTTCACCGCTGGATGAGTCACAATCTGCCCGTTCGGTGACGTGTACCAGCGCGTCGTTACATCGTCGCCAAGCCAAAGTTCCAGATCGTAGATCTTTTGATAGTTGCGACACAGCCGACCCATCAACGGACCATCGTGCAACTCGGATAGATGACGCCGACCACCAGTCCACAAGACCGTCCAATACTCGGTGCCAACTTTGCCCAAACCTTTCGGTGCGACCGGCACAACCGACATGTCGACTAGCGCGAGCGAAGTCTCTGGCATAGGTGAAGCCTTCAAACCTGTGCGGATGCGTGAACCTTTGAGACGCTTGCGCTCGATCGGGATGGCGGATGCTCCGCCGCCTGTTCCAGTCTTCGGTCGTGCCATGCACCCAAGCATAGGCGGTAGTGCGCAACCGACCCTGCCCGCGTCCGCCAACGGCATGGGTCATAGACGCCTGACCTCAAAAACTTTAGACCCACCCTCCATCTCTACACCCGCCCTACTTCGCGTCGCCGCGTCGCGAGTTGCACGACCGATGTGCAGGAAGAAGTGGCGAATCTTTGTCGCCAGGTATGACGTGATCAGCAGTCCACGGGTCGTCGGCTCGTGCGCCTTCGAGACAGATCCAACAGTATTCGGCAGACTCGCGGACTGCCTTGGCTCGTGCTTGGTAGTCGCCTGAGTAATGCGGACGCTTGGGCTTGGGATGGAGTCGGTTGTATGTGGTCTGGCAGTCTGGGCATCGGCGTGGGTTGGTGGTGAGATTGCCACAGGTTAGACATGGTCTGGAGATGGTCATAGGTGTGCGCCAGGCATGGTCACGCCGTCACGCCAAGTAATACTTGGCGCGTGACGGCGTATGTGACAAATTGTGTTTCACGCCGTGTTTCACGCCGTGGGTCGGGTTCAATGAATATAAGGGTTTGCGGGCGAAAACGGCGTACGCCGTGGTCACGCCGTGCATGGTCGGCGTGACGGCGTAAGCATGTGTTTCACGCCGTGTCACGCCGTGGGGTTTAGAACTGTTCAAAGAGTGGATCATTCATCTGTTCTCGGCGTTGGGTGTGGGCTTGTCGGGCTGTCTTGCGAACTACATGGTAGATGGTTTCAGCGCGTTCTTTGACTTCGGCCCACATAGCGTCGAGGCTGATTGTTGGGTCAATGTTGAGTTCTTCTAGCATCTTGAGGGCTTGGGTTAGTCGTTCGCCGCCTTGGATGTCTTGTGTGAACATCTTGTGTTGGTCGTGGATGATGAGGTTGATGCGTTCAGGTATCCATGTGTGCCGGTGCTTCTGTCGGATCATGACTAGGCGTCCGTCTACTTTGGTCATCTGCCAGACCAGGTCAACGTCATCGTTCTTTGCGCTGGTGCCTCGTGCGCCTTTCTTGAGGTCTTTGCCTGCGTGGTCTATGCGCATGAGTGATCGGCCTTCTTGTTTGAGGTTGATGGCTGTCCAGCGGTAGAAGTTGCGGACTGTGTCGGCGTCGTTCTCTGCGCCTTCGACTGCTCGTGCGAAGGTGTCGATGATTACGAGTTCGGCTTGGCAGGCTCGTGCTAGGTCGCAGATTTGTTTTGCGCCTTCTGGTTTGTCGAGTGAGCCGATTGGTGGGAGTGATGCGTAATGCAACCTCGATAGGTCGGTGTCTTTGTTGTAGCCCATTGCGGTGAGTCGTTCGTAGAGAACAGCCTGACTCATCTCATAGTCCATGTAGAGGACGTTGGTTGGTGGTTTGGGTTCGGCGAATATCTCTTTGCCTGTGGCGAGTGCGGCTGCGATGTAGAGCGCGAGCAACGATTTGCCTGTTCCGCCTGGTGCGAAGATGACTACGAGTTGGTTGCGTGGGATGATGGGTTCGATGAGCCAGTCTTCGGCTGGGAATGATTGGTTCCAGAAGTCTGTCCAGTTGATGAGTATGTTGTCGGTCTTTGATGGTTGCTCGACTGGTACTAGGGCTTTGCCTTCTTGTAGGAGTTTCTTGGCGAACGCTGATCGGTCGCCGTTGTGGTGCATGGCGGCGGTGTAGCCGAACCGTGTATAGGTGCCTGCTGGTAGGCCTGTGATGGATGTGGTGAAGACTTTGAGGATGTCTTTACCTTGCCAGCCTGTTGTTGCTGAGGTGCCTTCGCGGATGTCTTTGCCTGGTCGCACCCAATGTGATTCGCCTGTTTGGTCGGTGTGTGCGAGTGTCCAGCCGTCTTGTCTTAGTAATTCGGGCCATGTGGTGGCGGCGCAGTAACGCGAGGCTGGTCCGTCTTCTTCGAGCAAGAGTGATGGTGGTGTGGCTGATGTGGTTGATGTAACTGGTTCGGCTTTCGCTGTGAGGAGTAGCACCATCCACAGTGGCATGTCGGCAGGTTTATGGTCGGCGATGGAGCGTTCGTCTGTCCATTGGTATTCTTTGCCGTTCGGGTGAACTGTTGGTGGTGCGAGAACTTGTCCGCCTATGCCTCGGATGTCGATGCCTTGTCCGAGTTTGCCTGACGCTTCGTTGCGGATCGGTGCGTCTGTCAAGAAGTAGATGTGTCTTCCGCCGGAGCCTGTGATGACTTCGAGTGTGTCAGGTAGTTTGCCGTGTAGTTGTTCTAGGTCGGCAAGTGTGTCCGAGCCACGGTATTGTTCGCGGTCATCAATGTCTACGACGATGAGATAGCGGTTGCGACATTCGCCTGTTGCGATGCCAAGTCCGCAGTCACGAAACTGTCCTTCGAACCATTGTCGGATTGTGGTCGGGTCAGTTGTGGCGGCGTTCTGCCAACCAGACATCGGTGGCCGTTTCTCGCCTTGTTTGATTGGTATTACGCGCACACCTTTGTTGGCGTACGCGAGTGCAGTGGTTAACACGGACATGGTTCTCCTTAAGTGCAGGTCAGTCTAGTAAGACTGTCTGCGGTCACTTGGTTTGTTTGCGAATGTTGCCGATTATGTCGGTAGGTACTTCTCGACCACGCAGGTCATATAAAAAAGTGACAAAACCTATCTCGTCTACTTTCTCAACTTTGTTCTCCATGAACGATGTGGCGAGTGCGTTGATTGGCCAGATGACGAACCATGGTTCGCTATCGTCGGCAACTTCACCCCACCAGCCGTCCTGCTTTGAGTGACCGTACTGCACGATGAACGATGGGATCTTTGCCATGTTGCCGAGCTGCGCAAGTGTTCGTGCGCCGACATTGATCAGGTCTAAGACGGCGTGTTCATGTTTGTAGTCAATGAGTGCTTTCGGTACACACTTGTCGTATTCGACCATGAGGAAATCGATGTCCATCGCTGGTGTGTTGTAGCCCCAGCCGCGATGCCGTTGTGATAGCCAGGCGTCTCGTTTGAAGTGTTGTTCATTGCTTGTCATACCAGTCCGTCCATATCTCTGAGGGATGTAGTCCGAGTCGGACTGCATATTTGTCTGCTTGCCATATGTTGAAGTTTGTTGGGTTGTTTCGCCATCGTGAGATGACGGTTCTGTTGACACCCAACAGTTCGCCGATGTGTTTCGCCGAAGTGCCAGGTGTCCACAGTTTCAATAGTTCCGATGCCGGATAGCAGAAGTATTTGACCGCCTGCTGTCTTGTGGTCATTGGATTTCGAAGTTTTCGTATGCGTCGTCGCCGATCAGGTCGCGCATGTATTCTTCGCTCTCTGTCAAGTCGTTGAACAGGATGCGGCGTTTCTCTTCTTGCCACACTGGTTCGAAGTCAATCTTTTCGGTGTTCTTGAATGTCACGATTGACTCTGGGTTGATGCCCGAAGATTCGATTGGTTCAAGGATGACTGCTTCGATGTTTGTTCCTGGGCTTGCCACGATGATGATGTCACGATCATCGCGTTCGTTGTAGTCGATGCGCGTTGTGCCGAACATCGTGTTGATGTATATCTGTTTCATTGTGCCTCCTTAGGCGTTAATTGGTTGATGTGTGGATAGTGCAGTTATCGGCATCAGTCCTCCTGTTCTTCGTCTTGGTTGTATGGCTTGAAGTCGAACTTGAAGTCCGCATCTTTGCCGGCGATGTAGTAGCCCATGGTTGGATGGTTCGGATTTCGGCGGCGTGGTGCGCGTTTCGCTTGCGGTTTGCCAAGTGTCGCACCTGGATATCTGACACCGTTGCGCAATGTTTCATGGAATCGCAACGCATCAAACACACGATCCATACCGCCGTGGATAAGTGCGTCAGCGAGCATGTCGCAACATTGACGTTCTTGTTGAAGCGAGTTGCTTATTGCTATCAGTCGTTCTTTTTCTTGCTTATTCATGTGCAGGCCTCCTATGACCTAATCGTCTTCGAGTAACTGTCTTGCTATTCGAAGTTTCTCGGCAGCTCCCGCTGATTCGAGAAGACCGATAGTAGTAGATGTGACCTGCTCAGGCGGGCATATCGTAAAAAACTTTTGTTCGGTCGTCACATAGTTCTGGATCGTGGCGACCAGCACATAGGCGGTGCAAACATTGTCGGCGTCTACTTGTGATTCGATGAAGTATTTGATGCGGTCATCAATCGGGTCTTCGCTCTCATTCATCGTCGTCCTCTAGTTTCTCGCCGCACACAGGCTTGCGTGGAAGGATGCGGTCAGGTAGGCAGGCACAAAGTTTTGCTTTCAAAGTGACATCTCCCATCTAGTTTTTTTGGCTTGAGTTTGCTCAAGATTTCTTTTTCGTTTGCTTGTCGTCCATGACATTCCGTTGCTGGACACAGTCGGTTGCCAGCCTGCCGCTTTGTAAATCGTGCCTTTATGAGATTCCTCATCTTGGTACGAAATTAATAGTTCAATTTCTGGTATGTCATGTTTAATTTTTTTGCGCATAATTGAAAGAAGTCGAGATCCAGTGTTGATTGGTGCATTGTCTTTTATAGCGAATCTTCTAAGTTCTAGAATTTTGTTGCTGTTTTTCATGCGATTTGCAGCTACTGGACTTGACCAAATTGCGACAGCATAAAGTTCATCATTGTTGTATCTCGCTCCATAACAGATGTAGTGACGATTTCTCACAACATTTGACCAATGAATAAATGGCAGTCGACTATGCCAAACACCGTTGAGACGGCAGGCTGTGTGGACATCTATCTGTTCGACAACTAAATGGAGCGCAGAGATCGGAATTGAACCGTCATCTATCGTTTGGAATAACGATAATTCTCCCATTGAACTATCTGCGCCTAAATCTTTGACCATTGTTTTCATCGTTCCGCCACGGTCCGCGGGAACGGCAGATCGTTGTATGCCTGGTTGAGTAGGCCGAGATAGCCGAGTGCATCAGCGAGCGAATCGTGGTGGAGTCGGTTCTTGTCAAGGTTGGTGCGGAGTCGTGCCATCTTGACTGACACCATGAACAGGAGTGCGTCGGCGAGGCTGAGTTTGATGCCGGTTAGTCCTTCGAAGATGTGTATGACTTTGCTGTAGTCGTCTACGACGTTGCCGTAGTCGTTGTTGCGTGGTCCTGTGACGAGTTGGTGTGCTTCGAGCAGGATGTCTGCTCCAACTGATTCAGTTTTCATTGTGTCTCCTTACAAATTTCGTATTTGGATTGGCTGAATGCGAGTAGTCGACCATTGGGTTCTATGCCGACCCATGTTGGTGCGTCTGGGTCGCAGAGGCATCCTGTGATGCGGCGTGTGTCAAGTCGGACTTCGCCATCGCATAGTTGGCAGACGATGTATGTATCGAGGCCGATCGTGATCACAGTTCGATGCCTTGTTGAAGGTGGATGCGGAGTCGGTCTAGTTGTCCGCCGAGTGATTTGATTCGTTCACGACACGCCTCAAGTTCTTGATGTAGTGATTCGGCCGCGTCAACTGCGTTGTCTCGTTGTTCGGTGACACGTTCGAGTGCGACCGATAGTTCGGCGACACGAGTTTGCAACTCGACTATCTCTTGGCTCATCGCGTATGTATCGCCGGTCATTTCTTGCTCCTTCTGTCCAGTTCTTGTTTGAGTGCTGCTATTACTTCGAAGAGCCGATCTTGTTCACCGACACCGACGAATTGTCTTTCAAGGAACGCGATTGCGTCTTGTATATCTTTCTTAGTCATCTTGACCTCCGCTGGTTAAAACAAGAACCTTACTCTGCGTGTCCCTAGTGACGCAAAGTAAGGTTCCAGTCCTATTGACTACCTACCAACGATCGTCGGTTGCAACCTTTTCTACCTTCGCCGCGAACAGCTTCGGTGCGTTGAACCCTGCCTTCTTTTCACCATCTGCCGAGTATTTGACCGAGATTTTGTTGCCGGTCAATTCCGTGACGGATGCCTGCTTCGCAGCCTCTCTTATCGCCGTGATCATCGCACCACGCGCCCAAAGATTTGCGTCGCCTTCTTTTTCTGTTTTGAGTGTGATGACATACACGAAACGTGGATCACCGTTCGGCCATGTCTTTGCGACACCGGCTGGATCACGGTCTTCCAATTTCTTGACGTCTGTGACGATGCCCGAGTGGACATCGCCAATCTTCTCGAACTTCAAACTTGGCAGTTTGGGTCCGCCTCCTGCTAGGAGATCTTGTTCATCTGACATTGCTTACCTCATTTTCTTTGCTTGGGAATCCGAAGGAGTCCGTTGATGTGTTCCATACGATGTCTTGTTCATCCCAACGTATTGCGCGACACAGGACAGCGAACTGTTCTGCACACGCCGCGTCGAGATGCCCGACGGCACCGCCTGCCGTTTTGAATAACACACCCTGAATCGAGTGGCAGAGACTCGTGATCAGGAGTTCGTCGCAGTTGTCGGACATGATGAGGTCAACTAGACCTCGTCCTATCTGGTATCTGCGATGCGATTTGAGTTGATCTAGTGAGATCGAGTGACCGTATTCGTTGCATTCGGTCGCGATCTTTTTCAGCATTGCCCGCTGATGTGGACGGAGAGAGTCGAAGTCTGTTTGGAGTTGGAGTACGCACGTTCGGTCTACGCCTGTGTCGTATGTTCGGCCTTCGAATGTGTCAATCATTTCTTTGCCTTCTTGCGTGTCAGTTTCAACGCAGGATCGGTCTCAAAGAACTGAACATCGTTCTCGGCTTCAAGTAGCCCGACGATCTTGATGAGCAGATCTATCTGTTCGTTGTCGGCTTCACCAAGTTTCGGCACATCAACAGGCCAGAGTGAACGCAACATCTTCTGTGCCTTCTCTGGTAAGTGTTTGATTCGTGCGGTCATCCAGTCACGGCGTTTGTCAAGGCTCGGTTCTAGTTGAATGATCTTGGCTGATTCGAATCGTTCGTGTAGGTCGTTGCGTTTACGCCAAGCACGAACATCGAGCGCAAGTTTCAATCCTTCACGACCAGCATTCAGATCTACCCAATAGAGGTCGCAGCGTCCTTCGCCTGCCGGTAGATGAAAGACGATCGCTTTGTCTTTCTCGATCATCGGCAGGCTAGTGCGTTCGGCGGTCTGATAGTTGTAGATGTGTTGTGCGTCGGCGTAGGCAGCCAACTGGATGGAGATTGCCCGCCACGAGTAGGTGAGGTCGGTGCCAGTTTTCAGGTCGGCGATGTACATTCGGCCATCAACTTCAACGATGCGATCTAATGTGCCGGCATATTCGGATTCGTCGTTGATGACTACCGACTCAATGTAGTTCGGCATGATGTGAACACCGTACTTTTGCAAGGTTGAAACATAGGCATCAAGGTCGGCTTGCAAGCCTGGAAGGATTGCTGGTTTCTTGCCGAGGTCAATTAGTTCGGTTAGTGAGTGAAGTGCTGTGCCGAGGTTCGCTCGATGACTGCCACCGCCTGCGGTGATTGCTTCTTCAGCAATTTTGTTGAGCGCGTTCTTGTCGTCAAGTTTTGTGGATGCTTGCGCAAGTAGGTCGGAGCGTTGGATGAGTCCTGTGATGACCATTCTGTTCGCCCACGATTTGAGTGCAGCTTCGTCGTCTGGTGCTTTGGCGATTGTGGTGACACGGGTGTAGCCGCGTTGTTTGCCGTCTGGTGTTGTGACGAGGTATCTACCCCACCGATCTTTCGGTGCTTCTTGTCGTGTTTCTTCAAGCATGTGCAGGCTCCTTGTTTTCTTGGGAATCTATGTCGGTGTCAACTATATCGGATCGGTGTTCGCGGAAGCGGGAGCATCAACAATGTTTTTGTAGGCGTTCCAAAGTTTAAGAAACTCGGTCATTGTCATGATCGCATACCAAGTGTCCACTTCGACTGCGCCTTGTTTCTTCACGGCACAAACACCGTGATTGGTGCCACGGTTCTTCTGCTCGACTTCCAGTTCTTTCAACCAGCAGCCGATGTCGTGTCGGCGTTGGTCTTTGACTTCTATGGTTAGGTCTTCGACGCCGTCTATGTCGCCGCGGTCATCTGTCCAGCCTGACCTGGATCGTTCAGCTCTTGGATGTCCGTGGTCTTGGAAGAACTTCGCCACCATCAATTCGGCGCGCGTACCTTTTCTTCGTTGTGGATTTGACATGAGTTCCTGCTCTCCTTCGTCGTCGGATTTCGTTCCTTCGTTCAACTGTTGTCAGTCCGCCCCACACGCCGACACAATCGTTCGCTATCGCAAAGTCTAGACACTTTTGACGCACCACGCAGATGTCGCAAAGTTTCTTCGCTTCACGGACCGCATGTAGATATCTTTCGTGGAAGAAGATGTCGGTGCCTTCGCCTCGACATGTTCCGTATTGTTGCCATTCTGGTCGGAGTAGTTCGAATACATTCTTGGACTCCGACCAGACGTCAACGATTCCGTAGTCGCTCATTATTTGATTTCTTTAGTCCAGCGACGAACATGAAACATTGCATAGAAGTTGACTACTGCGTAGATGAATATCTCTACGCCGTTCGCCGGACTTTCTTGCGGCAACCTTGGCATGAATAACAGCATCATCCATCCCACGATTATGAACGCCAATGTGAACATTATTTTCTCTTGCGGTTTCATTCTTCCTCCTTGGTTTAATAACTCGCCTGTATCAGTTATAGGACATTACGGCACAGATGTGGTGGATGCTTTGCAAACCCGCCAATTACAAGGATTCCATGGCTCGAAACCTGCGATCCGGTACAGCACCAGCCCAGCCTTCAAGTTGGTGAGCGGGTCGAGTAGTGGTTCTTGGGTGCAGATGTTCATCTGTCGGCAGACCGCAGCCCACTTGTTCCGAGACATGTCATAGTTCAGTCCGTTGATCTGCAACAAGCCTGTGTCGGACCTGTGATTCCATTCGGACACGCCTGTGATGTTGCAGTTCTTGTCGACCATGTCTCCGCCACGACGGTTCGGACATCCGCCTG